TGCTGGTCATGGCAATGCGCTGCACTTGGGGGCTGGGCTCAACGCCAAACTCGGGCGCAAATTCCATGGCCAGGTTGTAAGTAAAAGCACGTAGATACCCCGGCGGGAACAAAATGTTGGTTGCCAGATTTGCGGGCTGGGTTAACTCTTCAACCGAAATAAAGTGCCATTCCAAATCCCGTGTGGGTTTGGGGTAGATGTACATATCAACATCAGGGTAAGTCATGTTGATAAACAAGACTTGCGGGTATGTAGATGTTACCGTCTTAACAGCAATACCATCGTATTGTTGCTGATTGATCATTTTTATACCAAACGACACGTTGGTGCTTGCGTCGCGGTAGTAGGTAGCGTCGTCCAGCAAAACTGGACGGTTGCCTACAAAGTTACCTGTTGGGCCAAGGGTGCGGTTAATAAACCCCGCAGGCCAAGTAAACACTTGGTCTTGAGTACTGAACACAGACAAACGCTCAGTATTCCATGAGTCGATCATCTGGTTGAGCGCCATCAAGGCGTCTTGAGATACGGACGCGGAAGGTGTTTCACCTTCAGCCAGTACGCCAAGCAATCGCAACGCTCTATTGATCTGATCGCCAGCGGTATAGATGGCCATGTTTACGCTCCTTGTTCTGCCGCCTCAAAACTGGGTCGGGCACGACGACGTTTGACTTCCAGTTCATTTGTAACAGGAGCCGCTTCTTCAGACAGCGTGGCTAAAGTATACCTTGTCCAGCCATTTTTTTCATCTGCTACGGCCTCCATATCACATATAGCGACTTTGGTGCCGTGCTTGGGGTGTTTCAGGTAGATGACCATAAGTCGCCTCCAGGTTGTTGACGCAAAAAGGTATGGAAGTTTCCAAGGTAAGACTTGTCTTGAGAATGGTGATCCAACTGCAAATCTGGCACTAACCAGATGTCGCCGCCAAGTGCTTCCCACCGGCGGGAAAAGGCGTAATCCTCGCCCCACCACAACCCTTCATGGGCACCGTGGTTAAACAAATCAACACTCATGCGGTATTTTTCACCGTAGCAAAGCTCAGGATGGACGGTCATAAATTTGTCCACCGCTTCCTTGGTAATCTTTAAAAAGCCAGCAGGAACCATTCTGGCTTTGATGCAGCCGTCGGCGCGGGTCATGGGCGTACCTTCTGGCGTACTGTGAATCGTACCCATGTAACTGACTTCATCAGCCTTAAACCGGTATGTACCGGCCACCACATCGCCTTCAGTTTCAATTAGTTTGATCAGATCAGCAGGTCGCCAAGAGATGTCATGGTCAATGAACACAATCACGTCAGCTTTGGCGTCTAAGGCTTTTCTAAGCATCGTTGCGCGAGCTGCTGAAATGTAAGGGTTGCCCACTTCGTTGACCATGCCTTCTTCCCAGCCATGCGCGGCTAGCAAAGGCAAAGATGCCTCAAGGCTGTCCAAGCATTGCTGGTAGGGGCGTTTAACAGTAGGGAGACAAAAAACAACTTTCATTTTTGGGCGACCGCCATGAGGTTATAGTTTTCAAGACGTTTAACAGTAACTTTGCTGAATCCAGCAGCCACGCAGGCGTCGTGCAAAGTTTGGGAGACAAAACCGTTTCGGTGCGCCATATACGGCATCAAAGGCAACAATTGACGCAAGCCGTACATCAAATCCAAACCAGTTACCGGCCCACAAGGCGCGGTGTAAAGTGGTTCTTCAGTAGCCCTGACATCTTCAAGATCAGGAACAAAAATAAGGGCAAACCCTTCAGGGTTCAATACTCGTACAAATTCACGCAGTGCAGCATCACCCTCATGGGGCACAAGATGCTCAAGCGCGTGGGAACAATGAATGGCGTCGTAGGTGCCAATATCCCCCATGTCGGCCATGCTAGCAAGAATGTCAGGCTGATTATTTGGGGAAATATCCAGCCTGACTTCTTTGTAGCGACCTACAGCCCATTCGGGAATAGGGTCACCACCACACCCAACGTGCAGTAGCGACCCTTCCTTCATTAAGCTGCACCTTTCCACAGACCCAGACCGGTCAAGCAAGCTGCGACTTCGGCGCAGAAAACTGACAGGTTTGTGGACACGGAAATGTAGGAGGCAACTGACACAACAGAAGCAGCTTGAATAGCCGCTGCGCGTTGTACCACAGGGGTTGCGCCGTAAACACCAATCGTTGTGGTGGACGCGCCACCAATTTGCAACGATTGACCAGTACGGCCTACGTTCAGAACTTCGCCGGTATTGCCATCACCAACTTGTTCGCCATCACCAATTTTTGGAAGTGCCATGATAAATATCCTTTAGAAAAATTAAGCTCCGCCCTTCCACAGGCCGAGGCCGGTGAGAGTAGCGTTGACTTCAGCGGCCCAAGCCGCCAAATTTGTGGACACAGAAATATAAGATGCCACCGACACAACAGACGCTGCCTGAATAGCAGCAGCCCGTTGTGTAACAGGTGTAGTCCCATAAAACCCTACTGTGCCACCAGAGGCTTTAGTGTTACCGATGATTGCCGCATCCAACTGAGGGTCGGAATAGGCAACACCTACTGCTTTGGTATTTGGCATGGTTTATCCCCAGATGCGGCAAGCCATTTGCGGGCGGATGGTGCTAAAGCCGTACAAAACGTCAATACGGCAAGGCATACGGTCGTTGTTGATGTCGTACTGACGAACAACGCGCAAGCTGATACCGTTATGGACAGCGCGAGCAGCCATATCAACACCTTGGGGCAGCAACAAATCGGCGGTCGCAAAAGTGATCGCATCTTTGTGGTAGACCAAGTTCTGAGCGTACTGAGTAGAAGCTGTACCCACAAACGTCACTGTTTTAGCGGCGGTAGGGAAGCTGTCAACAGTAGCCAAAGCGTGTGCTGATGTGTAGATCGGAGCAACAGTCACAGTCCAATCACCTGCCACTGCGGTAGCAGCAGACAAAGCAACAAATTGGAACAGTGAGCCGGTTGTTTCACGAGTCTGTGGGTTCACAGCATAGCAGTCAGCAACGGTAAACACGTCGCCAGCAGCAATGGTGGTAACCACAGAACCTTGAGTCAACACAATAGTTGCTTGACCTTGAGTGGCCACAGTGGTTTTCACAGTGGTGGCAGCAGTTGCGTCGCGGCTACCGCAAGTGTGCACTTTGATTGACTGAGACATGTTGACTTCATCGAAGCCCAACACGCCAGTGCCCATCATGCCGTTGCGGAATTGTTTGCTGACAGTATCGGTCGGGTTAAACAGACCTTTCATGCCTTCAACCAAACCAGCGTTTGCAGCAGGGTTGACGGTAGCGTAACGTGGTGACATCACAGCAGCGTTCTCGTTCAGCTTCTGCTGGGCTTGCAACAGCACCAAGGAAGTAGAAGGAGTGGTGCCAGGTGTGCCAACGGTGTTACCGATGGTTTTGTACGCATTGGCAACGTCAGCATCAATGCTGGAGGCCAACTGGCTGATACGAGGCTTAAGAACACGTTCTGCGAAGTCGTCCAATTGCATGGTCAATTCAGCAGATGTGAAGTTTACGCCAATGTGCTTTTGTGAAGCAACTGACAGAGTGGTGTACTGTTCGTTGTCGTCCTGAACTTGCAGGGCGGCACCGTCAGTGACCAAAGCGCGGTCAGGCAGGCGAATACGCAGGGTAGAACCAATCTTGGCACCTTCGACAGCAAAGCTGTCGTCGTACTGACGGTTCACGTTTCGGGTGAGCACCAGGTTGTTCTCGAGAATCTCGAGAGCTTTTCGGGTGATCATGTCGATCGTTAAGATACTATTAGACATGGAAAAAATCCTTTAAAAAATTAGCGGTTGGCTTGTGCTTCCCACTTCTTCCGTTGTCTTGCTCGGTCAGCTTCAATCCACTGCGAATCGGTCATGGTCTTGGTAGACCGTGGATCAGTAGTGTCATAAGCTGGGCCTCCGGTGGAGCGAGCTGTAACAGGCGAAATCGGTGCTGGCGCAGACGTGGTTCGTTTCACGGGAGGATCGGTGGCCAACTTGGCCTCAATTCTCCCAATTTCCTTGGCCTGCACGAATGGCGCAAGACGAGAAATACGATCTGCTTCCTTGGGGTTAGCACCGAGGTAGTAAGCTACTTCAGGGCCAATGTCCGAGGCTTGGATCGTCTGAGCCATCACGTTGGTGATCGGCAACTTGGGGTTGTAGGCGACTTGTTCAAAATCGTCGTACTTCGTCCGAGCTTCCTCTTCCTTTTCGTGATAAGTCTCAAGAATCGCAGATTGCTGCCTTGCTTCTTCTCGCTGGGCTAACAGTTGTTCGGCTTTCTGATATGCCAATGCGTCTGCATAGGCTTCAGGGCTTTCAAACTGATCTACCGGCGGGACGTTTGCTGGCGCTCTCAGCGTCTGGGCTTCCGCCTGACGTTGGGTCTGCTCTCTTTCCCACTTACGTTGCTCTCTTGCAAGCCTTTTGCCAATTGCTGCATCGAGTTCTTCTTGGGTAAAAACCCTCGATTGCTCTTTTGCTTCATCAGCGACTTCCGGCGTTTGGTTAGCTTCCTGAGTGGCCGTCACTTCTGGAGCTGGCGCGGAGTCTACTTCCGCTAAGGGTTGTTGGACTTCTTCAGTCATTTTTGAATCTCAATGATTCCCTGGTGATCGCACCAGTACGGTTTTCAGCATTATGCTTGAATTTGGGCTGTTTACGGCGGTTTGTTTTTCAAACATGATTAACAATTAGTAGCGCCAGCAAATTCAGGCAATGTTTTCAAATGTTCATAGGCTTGTGCAATTGGATTTGCGCCATTTAGTTCATAAACGCAAGTGTGTGTGCTACCAGCTATAGCTTCATCTGCCGCCGTTGCATGAACACTTACGCCATAAGACATACTTGTTTTTTCACAGTCAACCCGCCACACACGATGGTAAGCATTGTTTAACCGTATGCCTTTGAAAAAAATTGATTTTGAAATAGCCATTTTTTTTCCTTAAGTTTGTGTTCCAACAACTGTACCGTCAGTATCACTTGTCGGTGCAGAGGTAGCTTTAATACGCAATTTGCCGCTTGTATCAACCCATAACCAGTTTTGAGCTACGCCGCTATTTTGGGAAAATTTAAGGCTATTGTTTTCCCAATTAAAACTAGCTCCAGCATTAAATTCATGCCCGTTGCTTACACCTTGAATAAATTGAGTTTGACCAGTCCATCCAACACGAATGCCATCAGTTCTAAACATAGAACTTTGCTTGTAAAGACTATTGTTATAAGTGGTCAGGTAACAGGCAGCATTAGCGTTTTGATACGAACAAGTGGGTGAGACCACAACCAAATCTAATGGATATGTGGTTGTATCAAAATCAACATCAATATCGGGCCCAGTTGTACGTTGAGAAATAATTCTTGTTTGGTTAAAAGTTATGCTCCATGTGCCAGTAGAAGCATTCCTACGACCAAAAACCAAACGTGCGTCCGCTAAACCACCACAAGAAACACCACTTCCACTGACAGCCAATCTTCCCGCAATATCAAATCGGAAAAAGTTAAATGTTGATCCAGCGTCGCTTCCCGCATTGTTTTCGTACAAGTAACAATTGGTAAATTGTAAGTAAAAAATTGTTCCGCTAGTCACACTAATTGCGGGAAATTTAAATGAGTTTTCAAATTCACATGAAATAAATGTTGCCCCACATTCAGCAGCCCCACCAGCGCTAACAACGTGTTGGCTTACTGAGTTGTTTGATTGGCAAGCAAAAAACGTAATTGAATCATTTGTATTATTGTTTAAATAATAGCTAATGTCATTTTGTTTCAGCGTCAAATTACCAAAATAAGACAAGAAGCAGCCATACAAATCTAAACCTTTAGCAAAGCCTTCAATGCGGCAAAATTCAACATTAGCTTGTATGCTTGACCCACCAGCAATATCACCAAAAACACGAATACCAACACCAGTTCGTGAGCCTCTAGCGCCAATTGTGTTTCTCTTTATGTACAGGTTGCCAATGTACGGTTGATTGTTTGTTGCAACATTGATTGCATTGCCTGTGTGATCTGAAAGAATAATTGAGGCATATTGTTGAGCGCCCACTAATTGAATTACATCATCTGTAATGTTGATTGCGGTTGTTGTTCTGTAAGTGCCAGGAGGCAAATAAACAGTACCGCCACCGTTAGCTATCGCCGCAGTAATAGTTGCATTTATAGCTGCTGCGTCGTCTGTTGTCCCGTTACCAACCGCACCATAATCAAGAACATTAAACGGTGCGCCAGTAATTAACGAATATGAAACTTTTGTAAGAGCCATGATTTACCATCCTGCTAGGGTTATATATTTCTGACCGTCATCACCACAGTCAGACAAGAATTCATCTTTTTGCTCTGCGGAATAGTTGCGGCATTTTGTGCGTTTGAGTTCTTCGCCAACAAGTTCAAGCCAAGTAGCTTCAAGCGTATTGGATTGTGTGTCATGGGTTACAGAAGCAAGATAACTCATGCTGTTACTCCTTTGATTACTGCAAAATTGAACACGGGTTGTTCAACTGTTATGCCACCCGTTGTTGCAAAAGTTATTCGAAAGCTACCCGCAGCGGTAGCCGTGACAAATATCTGGTACAGATCAGTACCTGACTTTTGCGTTACATGAACAATATCGGTAGCTGCCACAGTAGAGTTAGTAACGGTAAAACTTTGAAAAGTTGCAAGACCAGCAGCAGAAACAAGAGTGATTGCACCGTTGGTTTTATTTAACGTCACGCCCGTTGTGCGGGATGTTGCTTGGGTAACTGTGCCGCCAGAGCCTGTTCCGTATCCTAAACCACCAGCGCCAAATATAAGTACATTTCCAGAAAAATAGTTTTGCGCCGTGCCTGAAGCGTATATGTTGTATTTGTTTGTGCCGCTGGATACTGCGCTATACACACCGTAATTGTTTGTACCTTGTGTTAGGTCAAACACCGCTACACCATAAAGATTTGTAATTGTTGACCCAGCACCTTTTACAGCGTCAATTGCTCTAAACCCAATTAAATTTGGGGCGGTAAATACCGCAGCCGTTGATCTAGGTTGAGCTGAGTAAACTGCGCCTGTATCAGTTAAAGAAGTTGTAAATACAGGTGCGCCATTTATACCGTATTGAATTGTTCCCGCAGGAGTAAATGATGGTGAAAGAACAATATGCGCTGAAGCTGCGCCTGCGCCACCTACACCCATATACCCGTTTACCGTCACGGTGTCGGTAGAAGCATCGCCGAAGGTAGTGTTGCCTGTTGACGCAAGGGTAGTAAACGATCCAGCATATCCACCGCCGTTAGTAATGTTAGCAACGGTGGTTTTTACCGTAACCCCACCTTGAACAATCGGCAAAGTCTCCGTACCCACCAAAGGGGTAGTAGCGGAAGTCAGTGCTGATATTTTGCTGTTAGCCATGCTCAGTTGTACATGACTTCAATTAAAGAAGTAATAGGCGGTGCGGTTGAAAATGTCAAAGTTGTGCCAGATACGGTGTAACTGTCTTTTTGTTGATACACGCCGTTGATATACACAAACGTAAAGTTTTCGCCAAGCGAAGCGGTGCTCAATGTAAATACAACTTGTGAACCTGTACCGGTAAAATTTTGTACTTGGTATGACGCTGCACCAATACCAGAAATATTGTCATACGTTGCGATTAAGACGTCTGTTGATGTATTTAAAACAAATTTATACGGCGAAGCACTTAGCCAAATTTCACCCCCAGGCACTCTGCCTGCGGAATCTAAAATAATCGGGTTAGCGTGAGCTGTATTGCCGCTAGACGACGTATAAGTGGCTTGTGGCGTAGTTGTACCGGCTGCGTATGTGTACAGCTTGCCGCCAGTTAAAGGAACTCCGCTGTTGGTAAAGAATTGGGCCGCTGCGCCGCCCACTGGGGAGAGAAAGACGGCCATGATTAACCTTTATTCGTAAGCAACAGTAAATGCCGCTGAAGTACCGCCAAGCACTATGTACAGCCCTTTGTTGAAATACAGCCCCGCAGGAATGTTTAAATACGTTGTGCCTGCGGCTACGGTAATGGTGTCGGAAATCTTGGGGTCACCGGTGCTGGACGCGCCTGAGTCATAAATGACCAATGTACCGCTTGAAGTAGCAGAAACAAAAATACCGAAAAGTTTGCCAGCACCAACTTTGACTTGTTTGGTCGCGGCCAATTGCATATAGTTTGCCATGATGTTTCCTTACGCCAAAAAGCGGAGTTTGTAGAGGGTTGTGAGGTACAGCTCAACGATATTATCAATCAATTGCTGCAATGATGAATCAGACTTGTCCACTACTTCATAGCGGCACTTTTCAATATCATCCAATTGCCCTTGCAAAAAATCAATGATATTGGCCGTCTTGGTGGCTGAGTGCAGCGTGATTGGCCCCATCAGACCATGACGGCCTTGATAGGCTTCAGCAAACGCATCTGCATGATCAATGATGCTGTCATAGAACGTGTTGAGCGCAACATGCTTGGAGTAGCTACGGGTGTTAAGGTGGACGCTGTGCGCCACATCACGGGCAAGGAACAGCATTCCTACGAAATCAGCGGCCTTGTACATCATTGGGGCATTCCTTGTGGTGGTGCGTATTCAGCCTGTTCAGGCATCATTTCCTGTTGCTCTCGGCCAGGCATCTCGTTGATCATATTCTGGGATTCCATTGCGGCAGCGACTACGCCCATAGCAATATCTTGGATCTGTTGCTCGCTCATACTGGCCTGCACCGCAGAAATTCGCTTGGTCTCTGCTTCGTAGAATTTCACCTGGGCTTCAAAGTCTTTGCGTTCCATGTCTTGCATCTCAATGGACTTGCCGACGTTGGTGATCATCTGGTGCATTTGTTCCATCTCTTGACCCATCGCCTGAATCTGTTGTTCGGCGGCTTGCAAGGCTGGCGGCTTGTCGCCGTCTTCCATGAGCTTAGGATCAATGGTTTTGGCAAACCGCTTGGCCATCTCTTGGGCACCTGGCCAGTCCATGTTCTTGACGAACAGGTCACCGGCCACTTGCCACAGTTGCGGGTTACCCTGCAACAGTTGCGCCATTGCTTCCAATGCCTCTTGGCGCTTGGTCGCGTAGCCTGGGCCGGTAGCCACCACCACATCGTACTTGCCGACGTTGGGGTTATAGATTTTTTCAATCACCACGTCAGGATTGTTCTGATCGGTAATCTTGCGGACTGCTTCCGGCTGATCAGGGTTCAACTTGACCATCTTGGTCTCGCCGTCCATGCCAATGATGCGAGCCACGCGCTGTGTGTCGTACACCTTGGGGATCAAGTCCACGAGCTGGCGCACGATATGACGTACACCACGGGCCAAATTGTCGCCGTAATGGTATGTACCCACATCGCCTTCGCGCTGGCGAGCCAAAATGGCTTTGCCGCTGCGTTCGTTGCTTCGCATACCCAAAGATGCGTCGTACTGGCCAGTTGTGGACTTGATGTCCTCAGATGCGCCCGCTTTGGCCTGCAACAGCCCGCTGGAGGCCATTGGAGGCTGTGCCCGCTGGGGTAGCGGCAGGATTGAGCCTGCGCCGTCTGTAACGTCTGGATTGACCTCCAAATACGGCCAGTTGGTCGTGTTTGCAGTCTTCCATTGGTTTTCATACCCTTCAAACTGGCCACCGTAGCCAATAAACGGTGCTTTGGGGGCCAAGGCCAGCATCTCTGCCTCTTGGCTTACCCAGTAGTTGTACATGCGCTGGGCATCTTTGGCATTACGCACAAGGCCCGACACGTACAAGCGGCCATCAACTTCAAATTCATTGCCAACAATGCGGACTATGGGGATGTATTTCCCCGCCCAATCGCGTTCTTCAAGAATTTCATAACCGTTAATCTTGCAGTATTTAATCTTGACACGATCCGATTCACGAGATTTTTTAGGCTTGCCATAAATAGCTTTCAGTTGTTTGTCCTCTGGGGTGCCATCAAAAGCGGTCACGTTGCCAGGGTACAGGTTAAGCGTTGCTCTGTCGTAGTCTACGTAGTAATAATCAGCAACGCGGATAGTATCTTCGGTAAGCCATTGGCTCAGATTTTGGTCGCCCACACCCAAAGATTGCAATGTGGTGATGGGCGCGGAGTCGGGGTACATGCGCTCGTAGTCAGAACGCATGATGTCTTCACTGACAAAACACCACTTGGCATCTGCGCCAGTGGGGTCTTGAATCGTTGGATCCATGTACACCGAAAAGCTGTTACGAACACGGCCAATCTTGATGTCTTGGTCAAACGTGTCTGCGTCGCAGTACTCGGTCAGGATGCGGATGTAGCCTTCGCCGTAGGAGACTTGGTTTTCACACGCAGTATCGTACGCGACGTCAGCGTCGCTGATGTACTCGATGTGTCTGACCATGCCGTTGAAGATTTCTGCGACTTCAATGTCTGCGTGGTCATCGGCTGGAATAACTTTGCCACTTGGGCGGTTTTGTCTTTGGTCATTGGTCACTTGCCTTACGTGTTGAGGCAGCTTGTTGATCGTCAGGCACGGCCTGGCGTTGATGGTTTGACCTTGAACCGCGCCACGGGTGGCCAGTACATCCGCTGGCCATTGCCAGTGGTTGTCGGGCGAGCCTGCGTAGAACTTCAGGTCGTCGATTTCATCTTCGCGGGATTCAGACAGCGCGGCGATAGCCATGTCCAAACGTGAGCGAGCAGTCGCCAAGACACTGGATGATGTGTCCTTTTGCTTGCCGCCGTTGGCCACAGCACCGGCTGCGGCGATGCCTGTGTAATCTGCCATTATTTTTTCTTCTTTTCTGCTTCACGCTTGGTTGCGTAAGCGATTGCCACGGCCTGCTTGACCGGCTTACCGGCAGCAACTTCGGCCTTGATGTTCTTGCGAAACGCTTCGGGAGATTTTGATTTAACAAGTGGCATTCTACGCTCCCATCCATGAAGTTGATACGCTGCTGCCTTGCGAGTTTATCCGGCGCGTTGGCTCAGTATACTCGCGGTGCGCTACAGGAAATGCAAATGTAACAGCAATTGCGTCTGCGGCATCTGGTGACGCCAGCCCCCGCGACTTCATGTCTTTTTTGCTCTCCAAGAAGATCGTTCCCCGTGAGTCAGGCTTCATCATAGGCGAAATCAGGTCAGTTTTCAAGAACCTGTCGTTCGGAATGCTGGCCGTCTTCAGCCACTCGCGCATGTCACCCCACATCTGCGCGCGCATATTGCCATACATGATCGGGTTCTTGGCTTTATTTCCGAAGTTCACGCCCTTGATCTTGTACCGCTGCTCCTTCAGCCTGTCCACGATGCCAGCGCCCAAGCCACCCTCGTCGATCACCACCAGCGTCGGCTTGAACTCGTCAATCGCTTCGATCACATGTCCGACCACCGTCATGGTGTCGTCGCCTCTGTGCCGCATGATCTTCACAATATCCCGCCCCTGCCGCACCGCGATGACCGTGGCGTCCGCCCCGAATCGTGCTGGGTCGACCCCGATCACTATCGGCGCTGACTGATCCTGATATTTCGTCCGTTTTATGGCGTCGTCCACGATGTCAGCCCCGATGAACTGGTCATCCCCCGCGTTGGGGAACATGCCGTACACCTCAACGTGCGCTTGGGCTGAGTCTGGCCCATATTCGGCAATGATTCGCTCGTAGACCTGCTTGTCGGTGCCTTCGACCGTCCTCGCGTCCACCACGCGGCTCTTCCAGAACTCCCGCTTGCTGTTGAACGCTTCGTAGAAGTACCCAGTG